ATGCCTTTTAAGTAGTCTTCTAATGCATTATGAACCTGTGTGCCTTCATCGCCAGCTCGTCTCATAATAATATCAGCATTATGACCTACATCTTTTAACCAGCTTTCAAAGAATTTGTTCTTAGGAAAGTATCCTAAAATTGTAGTTACAGAAGGGTAGAATACCCCCGGAGTACGTTGGTAATACCTTGAATCATGTAGGGTAATTTGCTTAAATTCTTCGTCTACCTCTACAACCTTGTTTAGTTTACCGTCTTTGTAAATGTTTGTATTAGATTCTATCATTGTATATTAATTTTTTCATGAGTAATTTCGAAATAGATAAGGGTTCTGCTTGATGTAGAAGGCGTGTAAATCCTTCAAACCCTAAATCAGAGGGGTCTTTTCCTTCTAATTCTACTAAATAAACCTCTTTTCCTAAGTTTAAAAGAGTTTCACTATGTTTTAATGCATCTTTCATAGCGTCAGTATCTAAAGCTATATAAACAGTAGATACATCTGTCTGCACTAATTTCATCATTAATGCTTTTGATATAGTTTTACCAAATAAAGGTACTGCATTTCTTTTAACAGCAATAGCGTCAAAAGCTCCTTCACATAATATTACAGGAACTTTCCAGTTAATAAGGTATTCAAAGCCTACTAATTCGTTTTTATTACATCTTGGAGCATCGTATTTTCTGAATGCGTCTTCGGCAAATGATCTTGAGATAAAATAGTTTAGCTTTCCGTAGCTGTCATAAGAGGGTATTATAATTGAATTAGCATATCTTCCTCTTTCGCAATAACCTATATTATACTTGTAGATTTCATCATCAGTAATCCCTCTCTGACTTGCATAATGTTTTGCATGCTTACCGATAATAGATGAAATATAACCTTGTAAAGTCTTAAACTCATCCGGTAGCTTAACATCGAGGACTACGTCGTTGCTTTGAGTCTCTCCCTTTGTTTTAAACTTTGAATATAACGACAGCTCTTTTAGCTTATCATTAGAGACATTCAGTTTCTTAAAGAGTGAATAAAGAGATTTTCCTTTAGTAGGAGGTGAACAAGTCCAGCAGTTATAATCCTCACTAACTAAATTTATCTCTAGCTTAGGTTTTCTATGATTACATATAGGACATGAAAATGCAAAGTTATCTCCTGAAGTTCTACGCCCTTTACCTAATACGGTTTCGGCAACTCCTAAAAGAAGATTTACATTATCCATAGTTTAAAGATACGAAAAATATCTCTAATCTACAAAATCTCGTCTATAAAATTTAGCTAGTATATTATCGTTATAACTATCCGTTTCTAATACATTATAAATGCATTGGTAGTATAACTCGTAGTATGTATGTTGTTTTTTTGTAATACAGAGTTTAAGTATTTCTCTTTCGAAATTCTCTTCACCATACTCTTTAACATCAGCTAAGAGGTCTTTATTAGATCCCCAATAAGATTGCCAATTAGATTCTTTAGTAATTCTTGTATGAGTAGGCTTTCTTCCTTTACCAGAATGTTCAGCTAACTCTTTTTGAGTTATTTTCTTCTTTAGAGAGTTTTGGAATATTTTCTTTCCTATATAAAACTTACCATTGGCTTTGTTTACTATTCTATAAATAAAACCATAAAAAACTGTAGGATCAATTTCGTTAAAACCTTCTGGATAGCTCCATTTAGAAATCATATTTTATTATAAATGTTACGTCAGTATTAGCAGGCATTGGAAATGCCCTAGCTAATTTACCGACAATTAATAACTCGTTAGCTTCGTTATACAATCCTACTGTTGTTACATAAGGTGCAAAATCCGAACCTGAAACATTGTTTGCAATAGATCCACTACTATCAGACATAGCAGTAGGGTTTAATGTCATATTAAACTCATTCTCATTAACTTGACATCTTATCTGTTGCTGGTAAACAGTAAGTGTTGAATTAAATTTTACTTTGTACGGGGTATATAAATACGTCGGCATACATATAAATAGTTAACATGCTTTTTTAATTTTCTCTACGTTCTTCGGCTGGGTAGAATTCAAATCTATCGTGATTAATAGGAGATAAGAGAAGTACTGCGGCTTTAATGTAACCTTCTCTCTGTTTCTGGAATACGTAGCTCATCCATGTTTGTTCGAAAGGACGTTCCCATTTAGTTTCTAAAAATACTTTCCTATTTCCTTCTCTACTAAACCAAACAGGCCAGTTACAATAATGAACTTCACCTTCAGCGTACGCAAGATTACCTGCTGCATCTATCTTAGTAAAAGCTGTTTTAGGAGGATTAGGATCTAAGCCAGATTGTGGTAGATTTTTCTTTTCGGGAAATTCTTTCTCTCTAAGCCATTGAGGTATATTATACCATGCCCATTGAACTGAGTTTTCTCCAAAGAACTCGGAGAAGGATAGCTTTACGTAGTCATAATTGTTAATATACATTACCGACAGAGATTTCGAATAAAGACTAGGAGTATACCTAGCATGTCCCATTTTACAAGTTGCATCTGTATTAGGATGTAGAAACATATCATCCTCGAAAAAGATATAGTAATCTGCATCTGTTTCGTTAAAGTGTTCGGCTACCCATTGCCTTCCTCCACATATACCTATATTATCTTTTTTTACATGCTCAAAATCATACTTTTTACACAAACTATCATACTCTTTATCCGTTTCTCTCTTTGTAGAGTTATTTAATAATACCTTCCTAGTTCTTTCTAGAAAATTAGGTTCTACTAAGGTAAACGACTGTAGTAGTTTAGAAAACTGATTAGGTGAGTTATACGTAATTACATATAGAATCGTCTGCAAATCTCTAAAGGGTTTTTTCTTAAGTTCTAACGTAGTCCTTACTTCTTTTAAATATTCAAAAAATGGCCAAACAAGACCATTTCCTTCTATTTCGAATCGTTCAATGAGATCAGGATATTGATGACAAAGTATAGTAAAGATACATTCATCTGCTCCCATATAACCTTCGTTTAAGGTAGAGCTCAATACATTATAGTATAGCCCGTTCATAGTATGCACCATCTCCTTACTCCCTCCAAAGAACCCTCCTCTAGCTACATAATCTACGAAGTCAGTACGGCAATACTCTGCCATCTTCTTTCTTTCAAAGCCATGAATTTCTTCGTTACCAGTATACGGGTAAGTAATATGAACATACTTACCTATACATTGACTATAATGATCTAAGTTATCGAATACGTTATCGTGCGTAAAATAACCTTTGCCCACAGTATTCGTTAATCCTCCGTCTATCCAATAAAAATACTCTGATTTAAAAGGGTTACCTATAGCACTATCGTTTACCATAAACATCTTACACATCATCATAGGGTTATAAAACTCTAATGCTGCTTGTGGAGATTCTGGTAGCCATCCTGCAAAGTTAGCCCATTCAGGATTTGTTCTTACTTCTTGAACCTTATCGAAAAAAGGAAACCAGGTTTTAAAATCTTCTAACTCTTTAAAATAATAAGCTGTAGGTTTATCACCTCTAATAGCTTTTACCTCCTCTTCTAATTCTCTAGGTATCCAAATGCACATTTGCGCATCTGCTTCAAGCATTTCAAAAAATCTATCTTTATATGCTTGGAAATCTCTTTGAGCCCAACCCTGCAAATCACCTCTTTTTAAATCCCAAAGGCCTGTTACGATGGTTACTTTTCTATTCATTACTTTTTAACTATTACGGATGTAATACTCCAATTTCCATTTAATCTAAAGATATCTAAAGAAGATATATTATCCTCTAAGTAACGAGAATCTTCTTCGGAGATAAATTCTGACTTTATTTTACCGGTTTCAATGTATTCTTCTAACATTCCTAATGTAGTAGTCTGTTCTCTGTTACCCCAAATACAGTTAAAATTATTAGGATCACGTACACTTTCGCTTGTATGTAAATCTTCAAGAATATAAAGCCCTCCAGGTTTAACGCATTTAAAAAAAGCAGCTAAAGTAATTTGCTGGTCTTTCATCATATGAGAACCGTCATCCATAAAGATATCTAGATCTGAATAGTCTTTAGCTTTTTCTACTACTTCAATTTCAATACTAGTATTTACTTGAGCTAGTTCTATTCTTGTCTTATCTGGTATTTTAGCAAAATCAGGGGTTAAATCTAAACCGTAGATAGTAGCATTAGGGAAGAACCTCTTCCATACTTCAATAGAAGCTCCTTCATGAACACCTAATTCCATAAATTTAGTTACGGATAAACGAATAGGTTCAAATAAGTTTTGATATACTTTCTTAAAATAGTCGTGGCCGTAATGTTTATCTGTATGGTAAAAATCACCTAAACTAGCTAAGCTAGAATGATCTAGATTTATTTCTATATTAAATACTTTATTATGGATTAAATCTAATGTACGGCCAGGGATCTGGCCATAAGCGTATGCATGAAAAATAAAGTTTTCACTATCGTATCTATCCCAATTAAATGAACGGTTTGAAATTACTTTCATTTGTTCTCTATATTCTGGATAGGAATCGTACATAATTGTTAAAATAGATTGATCTATCCATAACCTATCCTTAAAATAACCAACTTGTACTAAATCAGCTTCTGACATAGTTATTCTAGTTGTAGAAGACCCTGTAAGGGAACCCCCTAAATCCCACCATGCCTGTATAAACGTCTTAGCCCATTCGTTATTCTTTATTAAGAATACTCCTGCGTTCATCTCACTATGTTCGCTTACGTCCTCTGCAGCAATAAAACTGTATGAATCATCTATAAACTGTTCTATTCTACCGTTAAAGTCAGATATAATAGCATCAGTATCTAAGAATAGTACGTAGTCCGGATTTTCATTTTCAAAAACGTCTAATATTAATTTAGGCTTATACCACGTAGGTGCTCTGCCTTCTAATCTTTCCCAAATCTTATCGTTATCTTTATCTACATAGTAAGTATAACCCTGTTCTTCGCAGTATTTTCTATTTATAGCCTCTGCGTAAGGCCCATGGATTAGATTTTGTGTATAAAACTGTGCTACTACTATTTTCATTTTTCAAATAAAATAAATGTACCTACTTCTTTTTCAACGTACTCTATAGTTACTTTATCGGTTACTTCTACATTTGGATAAATACTATAAAGTATATTTTTGGATTCTAAATAGGAAACTAATTTATCAACCCATATTTGATGATCTAAAGAGAAGAATGCTATAAAAAATCCATACTCTGCTAAACTTTCAATATAATGTTCCATATACATTGTATACCTATCGTCGCCAGCATCTGTAGATAAATTATAAGTAAAGATTAATTCTACAGATTTTTCCCCAAAAGGTAAGATAGGGATTCCTGAGTTAATTGTCTGGTAGCTTGAACGAGTATAAGCTCCGAAGTACTCCCAGTTGTACTTATCTTTATCTAACGAATACCATAGTGGGGTGTTTTCCTTTGAATCGCAATTTACTGTATTTGTTTTATTTGGCTTGGTAGGAGGTACCGGGTAATTTAAAACTATTTTTCTTCTTTGGGGTATATCATTATAGTACGAACTAATTATAGAGTCAGCATGATACATTCTCTTACCTGTTGCATAATGCATTGTAAATAACTTTTCCCCTACGACATACGTAGGACACATCATAGGTGTAGTAAACAGTTCACAACTACCTTTGAATAGCGGAGAATTAAAGATAGCCATATCTTCTAGAGAGTATTCAGTATTGTTATACTCTAATAACTCTAAACACGCTTTCTTGCTAAATAGTATTCCACCTCCTCCTCCAGCTCCACTCCACACTACATCTCTACCTTCTACTTCTTTTAAGTATTCATCTACAACATATGCATTTACATACGTACCATCATCTACTCTCAGGATGTAGTCAAATTCTCTATTCAGTAATGACCAAGAAATGGCTTCTTGTAAACGCACCAACATTAAAGATGGTTTATTCTCCTGTTGTAAAGAAAAGTAATCGTAAGATTCTGATGATGTTAAATGTAATATTTTATTTAATTCGTCAAAAGATACCTCGTTATTACTACCGTCAAAGAATATTACTTCGTGACCTGCATCTTCAAATCTAGGTACCCAAGTATCCATACAAGGTAATTTTCTAGTTAAATCTGCTCTATCTGAATATACACTAGGAGTACCTGTGTACATAGACTCGCTTCTATACTCTTTACTTGTGTATGCTAAAGCTAGTATCTTCTTTTTCATTATAAATTTCCTTCTAATCTATCACACCAACCATTTGCAGTAGAAAACGGCCAAACAACCCATTTGAAAGGTTTATCCCCCTTTATATTAAATGTTCTCCAAACCTTATAGTAACCGTCTGGGTCATTAGCTATTCTATTTAACTCATCTATATTAGCATCTTGCCTATGTATAGTCTCTCCTTTTTCATTTTCAAAAGCTACTACCCAAAATTCATAATCAGTAAGGGGTACCTGAGCAGGGTATATATCTATGCAATGTTTAAATACAGATAAAAATGACTCTTCGTATTCTAAAGGTCCTGTAATTATAGGATTAGGAGCTATTCTATTATCTAAAGTATATTGCTGTACTGCTCTTCTTTTAAAATTGATACCTGAGAATGCTTCGTATTGAGCTAAAGAACGTACTTTTCCGAAATCGTATTTCGAATAATCAAAACCTTCTCTTCTCTCTCCATCCATTCCAAATAATGCTCTATTCTTTTTATGGCATTGAATATTTTTAGCTACCCATTCTTTATCATCATCCCACTGTTTTGTTCTACCTCTCCTAGTATATTCATGCCATGCAATTACTTTATGAGGATGAAATAAATCATATCCCCAAGTATATGAACGAACTGCTAGAGAAATTTCTTCTCCATGGAAGTAATAATCAGGATCATAAGGTACTTCTTTAATCCACTTACCTATAGTAAAAATAAAGTGAGCAGATAGAAATCTAGAGGGGATAGGTATTTTTAACTTTTCCCAATTCGGAATCGTAGCAGGTAAAAAGAATATAGCTCCTTCTGGGATAAACCTGTCGTAAGTCATCCACCAAGGCTCTAAAATTCTCTCTTCTGGATCGTTATCTGGGTTGAAAGAAGATATGTACGATGTTAATAATGGTTTTTTGAAACCGGCTTTCTGAAG